AACAAACTCTAAAAAATCATCTCTGCATTTATCTCTTGAATTAAGATTTTTCCATTTATCAATAAGAGTTAAAGCCTCTACTTGCTCATCTCTTGATAGAGCATCAAATGATTTTATATTTTCTAAATTAATCATAGGTGGAGAGCCAATGGGTTTTAAAGGACATTACTGACTCTCCTGACATACTGTGTGGGAGAGAGGAGATATGTGAACATCCACAAACAAGCATGTCAATCAGACTTTACCCCATTCTTTGCCTTCAAACAACAAGGCTTCTGCGTTCCTTCTTTTCATTAATCCTTCATTTGGCACACCAGAGACTTTATTCCATCTTTTAATTTGTTCGGGTACTTCACTAAACTTTCTACTGTTTACAACTTTTAACATGGTTGAAGAACTTAAATTAGTCGGTCCAAGATTAAAAACCCATGATACAAGCGCGTCAAATTGATTTTGATTTAATTCTACACCTATCATATCGTTGATGTAGCCTTCGTACTCGTGTAACTCGTGTGCTAGTAAATCTTCTGCATCTTGTTTGCTTATTGTCATACCATCTTGCACAGGACTGCCGTCTATAAGTTTAAGGCTGCCAAATCCAATAGTAGCCTTATTTGCAGCGCATCTATAACTAACCACGTTGCCATTATCATCTGTAGGACATCCTTCAAAATATTTAATTAAATCTATACCATCTTGCGATATTTGCATTTTATTTATCTCCTGTTTTGGTTGTAGTAACAGTTCTATAATACACAACCACTTCTTTAAGTTCATTTATATACCTTTTAAGTTCTTGCATGTTGTAAGCCATAATTTCATAATCAGGTATTGTCATAGCCAAAAAGACTAATTCACCTTCTTGTTCTTCTATTCTTGCAAGTTGTTCTTCCCAATTATCAGGCGTGACAACAATCCACATAGGTTCTTTCAAATCTATTTCTCTAGGCATAATAGGTTGCACTATTGTCCTGTCTAGTGGTTTTGCCGTAACCTCTATCTGCTTAGTTGGAATTAGGCTGCAACTGCAAGCCATCATCAAGGTCATCAACAACATTGCTGAGTTTCTCGATTTCTTCCATAATGTGTTTTGTACCATTATTTATTTTCCTTTCCATTTCTACCGGGTCTGCAAGTATTTTTGCAGACAGCTCGTAGTCTTTTATAAACTGTGTGTATCTGTTTAACTCTCTTTGTGCCGCTTGGCTTTTGATTACAAGGTCATTTAATTGTCCTGTTTGTAACTCAAAATCATTTTGTAAACTTGTGATTGCTTCTTCTTGTGTGGCTATAGCACCCTCTAAAGCGAGATTGTTAGCTTTAAGTGTGGTATTTTCTTGATACAGCCAATAGCCGCCTAGGCCTAAAACAAAAATTATACCTATTAACATTTGTTGCATTACATGTCCTCTATTATGTAATTTAAACCGCCTGCACTTCTAAATTCAATCAACCTGTTGTGTGAATCACGAAACTTTAAGTGTTTTTCTTTTTGCACTAATATCTTTTTTGATATGTAGGTTTTATCATCTGTATCTCCATATTCTTTGTTAAAAGATACTGTAATTTTATATCTAGTTTTAAATAAACTTATTATCCACTCAAAAAATACTTTAAGTGCTTGTTTTAATTTGTTCATTAAACAAACCTAGACAATACCAATGAAACCAAAATAAATGGATAAACTGCCCATATCATGTTTTCTAGTTTATCAAAACGCTTTGCACCATCTTCTAATCTTTTTTCAATATTTGCATATCGTATAGAACACTCTTTTTCGTGTGTTTCTATTTTTGTAATAGCTTCTTTAGTTGTTGCCATAAATCTCATTTAACTGTATAAATTTTTAAAGCTTTAGCTTTGCCTTTAACTTTTATTGCTTTTAAAGATTTTAACTTATAACTAACACTTTGTGCAGTATTTTCTCCAATTAATATATCTGCTCCTGCTTCTTTTGTAGCTGATTCAAGTCTAGCTGCTGTATTTACAGCATCTCCAATAGCTGAATAATCAAACCGGGTATCGCTACCCATATTACCAATTACAGCTTCGCCAGTATTTATACCCACGCCTATGGCTATTTCATGTGGTAGTTCTTTGTTGAGTTCTTTTATTGCTTCTTGCATTTCTATAGCAGTTTTAACAGCAAGTTCTTCGTGGTTTTCTAAGTCTAGTGGAGCGTTAAATATTGAAAAACAAGCATCCCCGATAAATTTGTCGACTAAACCTTGGTTTCTCTGCACACATTCAACTTGCACTGTAAGTGCTTTGTTCATAATCTCTGTTACTTCTTCTGGCTCTAGTTTTTCTGATAGAGAAGTGAAGCCACGCACGTCAGTGAAAAGGAACGTCGCATAACGCTTTTCACCACCTAATTTTAAAAGTTCAGGATTATCTTGTAATCTTTTTACTTGTCTTGGGTCTAAGTAATGCTCAAATTGTTTTTTAATCTGTAAACGCAATTTAAACTGCTCTCTAAAACGCAGATAGAAGGCTATTGCTCCTGTAATAAAACCTGCTATTAAAGTCCAGGTAATATCAACCAAAATACCATTTTGGATAATCCAAAAACCACCAAAGGCTGTACAGAGCATTGTGATACTAGCCAATACAATGCCTAGGGTCATACCAAGATAGTTGATTAGAACCCATATAAGAGAGACAAATATGCCAAAAATTAGTATTTCAGCCGCTAAAGACCAATCCGGGATGTATGGACTGTCTTGTATAAGTATAGATTCAGCTAGTGCGGTTTGTATTTTATGAGGCTCTAACAAACCAACGGGAGTTGCAACTTGCGGCATTACCCCATTGGCAGTAACTCCAACAAAAACAAACTTGCCTGCTACTTTCATTGCTTCTAGTGTTGTTTGTGGTGTATCTACCCAACTTATCCACTTACGACCAAGACTATCTGTTTTAACAGGCGGTATGCCTCTAATTGATATTTCTTCTATACCATTATCATTAGTTTTTATAATGTAAGTTTTTACATCAAATAAAGATTTGTATATTTGCGTTCCAAAACTAGGAATCCACTCTTTGTTGGGTGTGCTGACAAGCAAGGGTATTCTTCTAACTAATTGGTCTACATCGGTAGGCGCTATAGCCAATCCTTGTAATGCACTTGTGGTTAGAGTTTCAACATTCTGAACCACTCCTTCTGAAACAATGCCTTGTACTTGATTACCTTTTACAACCGTGCCTGTTGGCTTAGGATATTGACCGTTGCTATTTTCAAACATTGCTAATACAGATGGAGCGTATGCAAGTGTTTGTGCAAAAACTTCATCACCACCCATGCGGTCTGCTTGTGGAAAAGATATAACCCAACCAACTCCAACAGCGCCTTCGTTGATTAAATCAACCTGTATCTTTGCAAGAGTTCTTCTTGGAAAAGGCCAACCACCCTCTTTGGTTACATCTTCTTCTGTAATATTTAAAATTACAAAATTACTAGACTCTTGTTGTTGCTTAACTAAAGCATCAAAAGTTTTTAACTTAAGTATTTCTGTGGGTGTAGACTGAAACACTAGCGGTAATGCTAGTATTATCAGTAAAGGTAAAATTAATTTTTTAATTGTTTCTGCTCAATTACTATAAATGATTTACATTTTTGTACTTCATCCCACTTTGTCCTTTTTATTTTAGTCCAATGGTTTGCTCTATGTGTGCTTAAATAAGCTGGTCTTATTTTAACCCATTTCCAACCTATATCGCCAATCTCAAAATGTTCATAACCATGAGATAGTCTATTTGCTAAAGTTGGGTCATTATAAAACCTAACAATATCTCTAGGTTTTTTTGCATCTGGGTGTTGTTTAATATTTTTGAACTTAGGGTATTTTTTTACAGACTGTTTCATTATTTAATTATAAGCATTTAACAACAGATGTCAACACTTTATTACACTTAATTACTTTGCGTGATTTTGATAACGCTATCTCCACCACCATTTATTTTGATTATATTAG